CCGCACCTATTAATAGTTATATGTACAAACCATTAACAGATACATTCCAAGGGATGAATTTTAGTATTCATCACCTTGATTCTATTATAAACCTGCTTGAGGATGGTTCCTCAGGTCGAGCTTCGCGTTGTCTGAAGTGTAAGGAGATCCTTCCATCATTCTTTTCCAAAAATGATGAATGGTATCCTCTACCCTTTGGGCGCGCCACTGCTCGGCAGGTGCTACAAACCTATGGTATTGTTCGAGGTCTTGAACATAACTATAGTGTTTTGGATGGATATCCTTTCCATCCGCATCGTGATTTATTTAATTATTATCACGATGAACAAGTACGTTGTAGCTGTACTTGTATTGATCACTTTTATTATAAATTTATCGTAGTTAAAAAACCCGGGAAACCGGTTAAACTACGAAAGGTTTTAAAGGATTTAAGTGATACCGACCAAATAAAGGCTCGCCAGGTTGCTATAAATGCTATGCAACCTATCAAATCAATTGATGATCCGAAGACTTCGATCTTAATCGTTCGTCTTCTATCTGATCTTGGCGATTCATTACATGAACCACAAGTTCTATGCGCATTTAAGTGCATACGAGCTTTAACCGACTTGTTTGTTGATTATGGTAATTTTAGATGGAATGGGCGACAGTATTATGAGAATATACTATTACCCTATCTAAAATATCATTTATCCTTCACTGGTGATGATGGATATAATACATATATCCAATACTCGAAGTGGTGGAGTACAAGTTGGTTAGCCAAAGCTTTAAAAAATCATTACGAATTAAAGCCTGGGTGGGACCTTTATGCGGGATTAACTGGATGTGCTAGGCGTTATATACGTTCACTTGTGAACGCTCGCCAACCGTCCATACGCGCTTGTCGTTTTTTACTATCTGTTTCCCAAATTAAACGTTCCGGTAATATTGTACCTTCTACATTTATTGCGAATAGTTATGAGAAACATGCTAGGACCATGTTAAAAGAGCCGAGTAGTACATTTAATCATTGTATTATACGCTCAACACAGGTTACTATTAAACCTAATAGTAAAAAGACAACTTGGATGACTGATAATCATGCCGAACGTATAACTCAACTAATACGTAAACACGGAATCAACCATCCATTTGTACAGAAGCTAATCCAGCGATATGATTTACGCGGTCACCGGAGTGACCAAGACGGTTACATATCGCGCTTCAAACAAAAAGTGCGTCACATTTTAAGTAAGTTTAAACCATCAGTTTTAGACATATACAATCCAAGTACTAATGCTTGTTTTGAGTATGGTAATAAAGCTGGTGGTCAGAATCAGGCTATAATTGAGTATCTTGATAGGGTTCATAAACCTTCCAAGTTTCACAAATTTTTACGTCCTACTTCTGATCTTCTTAATCATGAGATAAGGTCTTCCCTTGACGTCGACTGTGTATTAGGTGGAACAATTTTCAATATTGTTCTCTCCTATTTTACATATGATCGCTATGTAAAAGGTAAACCTGTCTTCCAACCTTTACAGTATCTGTATGATAATCAGGAATATTTTTTAGATATTAATAACATAAATATCTTAAATGACTTCTTTGATTATCATCAGATAAAGAGTTATAATGTTGTTATTCATTCTAACTTAGAGGTTGGTTATCTCTACCATGATACAGAAGATATTAATCTTCCTTACGAAATTATACCACTATATAATCAGGAATCAAAACGTGGATTTGAACTTATTAATAAAATTACATTTAAGATAAGCCCTCCTCCATATTCTGGATTTCCTTCTACGTATAGCGGTATATATAATGAACCGATTATAAGTACTAGCTGGCACGGGAAGCCTTGTAAGGCCTTCCGTACCAACCGTCTGAGGACGATATGGGACAAATTTTCATATCCCATACTAGATCCCCAGATGTGCGACTTGGTAGCTATGACCTATACGCCTTTAACTGGCGTAGTTGAACATAATGGTCTATCGCCTCCTTCTGTTTTTGAATTGAAACAGTTGCATAGGAATTATAAGTCCGGTTTGTTGAGAGGTATGTCAACTTATGGTTCTCACCTCGATTCCGAAGGGTTTGCTGTATCATACGATGAGTTATTAACTTGTCGTGTTAATATGGTATGTGAGCCCTGGAAGTGTCGTGGTGTAACTTGTGGCCCTGCGGCTCCCTACTTTTTGTGTAAATCTTTTCAAAAAAGTATTCACTCTTATCTTAAGCAGTTTTTCCAATTTTCTCTGATTGGTTCTCCACTTGAGAAAGGTGATATTAACAAGCTCTTAGATCTTTCTCCTAAAGATACTAAGTTTGTTAGTGCGGATTTTAGCGGTGCTACTGATAATGTTGATATACGTCTTACTATCGCTGCTCACGAATGCGCTATGGAGCGTCTTGTTTTCTCGGATTATCCGCAGATCAAGGACGTTCTAGATCAGAGCATTGAACCACATATCGTTAAGTATCCTAAAAGACTTATGAATGATACTTCTATGTTAGATATGTCTGGTTGTGTTGAGCAGGCTAATGGACAGTTAATGGGTTCTCCAATGAGTTTTCCATATTTATGTCTCATTAACTTCTGTGTTAGCTGGGAAGCTCTTTATCCCTATATAACTGATTTTCGCCTAGTACCTTTAATGGTTAATGGCGATGATCTATTAGGGACAGCTAAGCCAGCTGGTTATCAGAATTGGAAGGATTCCGTCTTAGATGCAGGTTTTTTCCTTAGCATAGGTAAGAATTACTTCCACGAAACGTTTATACAGATAAACTCCGAAAGTTATCTATATATTCATGATTCTGATAGTAGGTCTGGTAGATTGATGCCATTGCCGTTTTATAATCAAGGACTAATGAACGGCCAATCTAAGGTAGGGAAGGTCTCTAATGACCCTCGTTACCGGTTTAACCAGCCTACTTATATGTTGCAACCTGAAGCCGTTTCTGGATCCTTCAATTTAGAGAGATCTTGTAAACTTTTTTACTTTAGGCATAAACAACATATAGATCGATACACAGGAAATGGTTTTTTAAATCCTTGGCTCCCTCAGGAGTATGGTGGTTTAGGTTTAATTGGTAGTCCTCAGACTATTAAGCCCCACCAAAGGATAATTGCTTCGATTAACCATCAGTTGATGTTCGAAGATAAACCGATTCCATTAGTAAAGAATAATGATCTAATTTTAAAAGGAACCTACCGACCTTCTAAGATTGAATCAGCAAATAAGGTAGTTGTTCGCGAACTTATGTCACTAAAGCGTAGTGCTCGTAGTATAAATATTTATACGAGTTATTATCATAGTGAGGCGAATGATATTATCACACAAGATGGTGATAAATTTTATCAGTGTCTTAACGTTGATCGTTTAAGACACCACTACCAGCGTTTGATCGATAGGTATCGTCAAGGACGGCTAAGCGCCCGACGTCTCGGCGATAAAGCCTGTAGGAGGGGTGTATCATTTTTGGATGATCTACCATTCTCTCCTAGATACGAGTATCCGATTGGGTATTTAGGTCCTCAGACCTATACCCCTCATAAGATACTTAGTTCAGATCACCCGTGCTATTCTCAACCTGTTACTGGGTTGAAGTACCAGCGGGGTAGGATGTCTATTCATCCTCTTATGACTGAACTCTATCGGTCAATGCCATTGTTAGTGCAAGACAATAACATTGCACATGAAATCCATCCTGATTTAGATGATCAGGATCCGATATTCCTTATACGACAACTTGATCGTGAACGGGATATTGATGCTTATGATCTCCAACGTGAGGAAGATCTGGCTCTTATGCAAGATGCATACGAGCGTAGCATGGATTTCTAATGGGGTTAGTATATTAATAATCCAAAACGGTTGCACGCTGTGCACTAAGATTTCCGTACCAAGTTGGTAATATTGACTTATGTCACGGTTCTAGTGGGTGCATACTTTCCTAATTTAAGGTAAGTGCTTGTTTTAGTTATAGTCAGTACTTAGATGTACAGTACAAATGTATGACTTAATGCGAAAAACGCCTCGGTTTAATTTTCCAATTTTAGAAAGCTTTTATCGAGACCCGGGTTTACACTACGGTGTAAACTTGGATCTATCAGATAATTACTGTGATTATTTAATTGGTTTTTTGATAATAATTTAATCGAGTCGGGGGGGGGAGATCAGAAGGTCTTTTCCTACCCTGATTGCGTCTTCGACTGGTTCGAAGCATTGCTAAAGTAAGCTACATCAGACATCTATATATGCCCTCGTTTGTAGGGTACCTTTGTCTATAGATCTGTTCGCAGATCTATAGTAGTAGGACGCGAGTCGGACTACTAGGTTTAACGGCCATACGAATCGTATATCCGTCGAGACCACTCAAAAACATTGCTACATTTATTCGTTTGGATTATGTTGTAATTGGGTGTATAGTTGAAATTTTGTCTGTTATCTTAGGGAAGTATGGGCTTGTCAGAAGAACTGATCAGAAAATATAAAACTGATCTAGCCTCTATATGGGGTTGTGACTAGTACATACCGACGTAGTGTCGAGAGACTGCACGGATTAGTTCATAAGTTTTTATACTAATGTACAGTCCCCTTGTTGTTTAGGGTTTCCCATGTCAAAACAAATCAAAAAGGGTCTTAAGTCTTCCCTCAAAAAGACTAAAACGGTAGAACCCGGTGCTCCGCGTCGGGTTAAAATTCGTAAACCTGTTGAAAATAAGAAACAACAGATTAGAACGAATAAATCAACTACTACACCTGTAGTTGTCAATGTCCAGGCCAATCGTCCCTCTACACCTAAACTAACCAATCATCAGCGTATTGGTGTTAGTTCTCAGGCTATGAATGTTCGATCTACTTCACGTAATTTAACTACTATGCGAAGTAATCGCGTTTACATTGGTGCTTTAACCGGCAAAAATGGTTTAGCACCAGGCGATCTATTATTTAGTCGTCGTAATTACGCAAGTGTTCCTGGTTCATTGTTACAGATCGATGCAAATACTAATACACGTTGGCGTGTTCATAAACAACGCTACGTTATTGAACCTTCAGTTGGTTCTACTGCGTCCGGACAGATCATTGTTGCACAAGATCCTGATCCGACGAGTAAGTATAGTGACAATTCAACTAATATTCAACAGTTGTCTGTCTTAAAGGGTTCATCGATCCACCAAACTTGGCAGCGTGTCACATGTGATATGCCACGTACAAAACAGCATGATAATTTGTTTACCCAAGACGTTGACATCGCTTCAGATGATTATACTGAACGATTCAGCGCCGCTGGTAACTTTTTTGTTGCTTGTATCGCCGTTGGTGATATGGGATCTGATACTTATACCGTAGGCAGTATATTTTTAGAGTATACTTATGAGTTCTATGAACCACGTTTACAGTTAAATCTTGTATCAGACCCTACTATATTTAGTGCGACTCCATCTGCTGCCCAAGCTAGTTCTTGGTTCAGTACTGGTGCATCTTATTGGCAGTCTTTCATGTCTTTTGTTGGTACACTGACATTAGCCACTGACAGTATATACTCTGCCGTTGATGCTATTAACATGTGGTTTAATTACCTACCTTATCAGTTGGGCTTAAGCTATTCTGATAATAAACCACGTGGAAAACCTGATGGTTGTCGATACGATCTTGGTGTTTCGCCTTATGAACGTGTTGGTTATGGTCCGGGACTTTATGCTAATCGCATGAAGATATGGATGACTACCAACACTGTTGCGCAGATTTTTGATTATTTCTATAATCCACCAACTAGTTCGGCCTCAGGATGGGCTTGGGACTTCACTTCCTCTGGTGGTGCAGTTTCAAGCTATCCTAACCAAGATCATGCAACATTACAGGCTAATTTATCACGCGCCATAGAATCGTGGTTTTACACCACCGATAATACAGTCTATGGTGATGCAATTCCTGTAAGTTATAGTGCCGGGTACTCGGGTGTATCTATGATAACTAATTCCGCACCAACAGCGCCTTTCCCCTATATTTCTATATGGGGTGGGGCTGGTGTACGTAATCCATTAGATGGGCTTAATTATGCCTCTTGTTGGTCGTTTGACCACTCTTTTGAAGTACGTACAGGTCGCGGATATGTTGATTTAAGTATATTGTTTAACCAACATATGCGTACCGATTCTGGTATACAATCAATTATTATGAATGCAGCTTCTACCGGTGGTATCGTAGTGACTTACGAAATGACCAATAAGGATTCTACAACCTTCCTTAAGGTCGCTATCGATACTGCCCCTAAGCTTGAGAAGAAGTCTACTTATCTTCCTAATGTTAGTCTTTCTTCCAGTCCCGTCTTACCCATGACGTTATCAACGCGCCAATCCCCTACAGTAGCCAAGCCTCTTAAAGCCTCTTTAACTACTGTAGTACCGGATTTAGAATCTAAAGATCCCATATCACATCGTAAAGTGCCACCTGATCCACCCGAGGAGGATGGAGTCATTGTTGCAAGTACAACTGTCGATACGGTTTCAAAACGGATTCTTGGTCTAGTAACTCATCTCCGTAATCAATTATTGCGTAAGGACCTTTCTCCTGAGGAGCGTCCGTTTATTCAAAAGCAACTTGATTCGTTGACTTCGTTACCCGTTGATGTTTCCTTTAAGTAAAGATGAAATATCTCTTTCTTATAGGTCTTTGATCTATTTCTTTTTCTTTTCCTTATTATTAACTTAAGTTTTTTGTTAATTTCTAAGTATTCTATATATCTTAATTTGGATTTAAGGTCGATGGGTTCATATAGTTTTCTAAACTATCCATTAGTCCTTTTCCTGATATATCTAAGAACAGATCTTAACTTAACTCTTTGTTCTTGTTAAGTTATACGTCGGTACCTTTATGGTATTAGTATACAATAATTATCCCATTACTAACTATTTAAGTAGTTATGTTATAAGGTATATACTAAAATTTGAATATATATAAAGTATACCTGCCAATGAAACCTGCCAGTCGTGTTCGAACAGCAGATGTAGTGGCAAATGATGAATTATTGTATATTTAGTGCCCTCTAAATTACAGATTTATATTACCTAATAAGATCATGTAAAGTTAATGATTGGAGGTTGGCGAGCATACGCCAGGCTACTAAGCTACAATTAGTAGGAGTATCAACCTTAAAATGATACCTTTATTGTCTTCGTTATGTTGTAATCCTTCCCATCACAACTATATCTTTTATTGACGAAAACGTATTACTTTCACGATAGTAACATCGGG